GAACTTCTTTGCCAGCCATTTCAAGACCCATGACTGCTGTCTGAGCAAGCATGGCAGTACCCATAATACCCATTCCGCGCATACCGTATCTACTTTGACCGGGCTTTCTCTTATCTATATCTCCCTGCGGAGGGGACGGGACTCCTTGAGGCTGTGTCGAACGCGCTGCGCGCTCTAAATCACTTTGACTGTAGACTGGCCCCATTCCAGTTGGCATACTGAAACTCTTTGCAGAGACTTTCTTGGCTGCTTGAGCAGTTGCTTTTCCAGCAGGACTTGAATCTGGAATCACTGTGCCCTTGATGCTTCCATCCCTGTCTGCAACAAATAGCGGAGTGTCAATTGGTATGGAGCCAGTTCCGGTTCTTTCAAGCATAGTTGGTATCGAGTTTCCCTTGCCCCAGTTCTGCCCACCAGCCGCCGAATTAGCAATAGACGCTCTCTTATCCATTGATGGCGATTGAATAAAGGCTGGGCTATCAAGTTTTGCAACCCCTGCGGCATGTTCAGGACTGATCGCTGCCACATCAGACTTGAACTTATCAACAATTGGCGCTGTTAGTTGCTGATACCTCTCACCAGTGATTACCTCGCCATTGGAAGCGGCTGTAGCAAGTGCTTGAATGTATGAATTGGAAGCGATTCTCGCCGCTTCACGAACCTTTGGGTGAGAACTTACTGCTCTTTGGCTAGCCTCGTCTGTAGCGCCCATAGATGCTGCCAACTGGTCAAGTAGTGGTGCAGATACCCTACCGCCAGATTTCATTGCATCCTCAAACACAGAAGATGCAGCAACACCCTTGCCACCAACCTTGTCCATTGCGCTATTGAGTTCTTGCTCCATTAGGAACGCGACAGAGTTAAACGCCTTTACAGGAGCGCCTGCACGCATATCCTCTCGCATCTTCCATAGCGCTCCACCCTCCTTTAGATTTTGGCCCTCATAATGAGACAAGATTCCCTGATATTCCGCCATATCGCTAGTAAGTGTAGTTGGTCTACCAGCGTGCGCTCTACTGTATCCAGAGCGGAACATCGCGGCCTCTTGCGCTGGTGTCATGGCAGGAAGCGTCGTGGCCGCAGGAATAGGCGTTGGGCCTGCTGGCTTCGGAGAAACTGGGACACCAGTCGTCCCCGTCCCTGGTCGCCTACTCGTAGCGGCCGCACCATTTTGTGCAGCAATTAGAGCCTCTAGTTGTGAAGTAAGTAGTTGGGCAGCCTTTGCCTCTGCCATCATTCCCCCGGCTGCTCGCTCAGCAGCAGTAGCCAGTGAGTTAGCAGCGGCAGATGCCTGTAGTTCATCTGTTGTTACATATGCAAGGCTGCGCTGTCCTGTGATAAACCTAAAGAACGTCTTTACAGCCATTCCAGCCTTAACCATGCTACCTGCAAAGTTAGCGAATACACCAACAACCATAGTGACAACACCAGCGAGTGCTGCAAAACCTGCTGTCGCTGCCAGACCCCACTTTGCAGCGTCATTCTTAGCAAAGAAGTTAACTATTGGTGTAGCAAAACTAATGATCTTCGCACCAATATCAGAGAACAGCGCCCCTAGTGGAGCAGCAGCGGCTTTAAGTTCTTCAATTGACTTACGAAGTTTGATCATTGGTGAGTCTGAAATCTGGCTCAACTCGGCCTGACTCATCTTAGCGAGTTCGCCAGGAGAAGCCTTAGCCATCTTCATTGTTTCCCTAACAGCCTTGCTATTGATGTTCTTTAGAAGAGCACCCATACGAGCATACTGATACTTACCGAACAGAGACTCAAGAGCACGCTGTCTGTCGTACTTGGTAAGCCCGTCCAGCGCCTTTCCAAGACCCTGAATGGTTCCGATCAGGTCGCCCTTGTTAGTGTCTACGATCTTCTTGAGATTAATGCCAAGTCCGTCAAACTGCTCAATTGCAGTCCCGGTTGGATTAAGCAGCGATCCCAAACCACTCTTAAGAGCGTTAGCACCCTGCTCAGCGCTCACACCACCCTGGCGAAGCGCAGTCATCATAATTGCTAGGTCTTCGACGTTACCGCCCAAGCCCTTAATAACAGGGGCAACACGAGGTACGGCTAGAGCCATATCCTCCATGCTAAGGATCGTTTGGTTTTCAACAGCGTTAAGGAAGTCTGTTGTCTTAGCCATATCCTTAGAGTTGATATTGAACGCTGTCTGCATGGCAATAGTGGCTTCAAGAGCCTTGTTGTAGTCCATATTACCCAGCGTAGCGAGGCGCATTGTCTCTCGTGTAGCGGCGATCAGGTCAGCACCTTGAGCACCAGTAGCAGCAGCCTTGGCGGATACGTCAAGCGTATCGGACATTGCAATACCATACTTCATCATTTCCTTGCCTACAGTTGCCTGCATCTTGGCAAGCATCTGTGACTTCTCCGCTACGGATGTAGTGGTATCACCATAAACACGCTTGAAGGCAATGCTAGACTTTTCAATGTCGTTGAACGACCTAATCGCTCCCGCTGCCATGATAGCGATAGGAATACCCATACCAACCATCATCTGACGACCGGCCCACTGAGTATTCTTACCCCAGTTTACAAGGGCTGTCGATCCCATCTGTAGGTTCCTACGAAATAGCACTGCCTTCTGGTGAGCATACTCCGCATCTGCTCCAAACTCGCGCATCATGCGGTCTGGCTTGATTTGCATGGCCTGCTGTACGCCATTCATTTCCTTGCCAAGCGCTACATATTGACTCTGTAGCATTCGCACACGGTCGGCTGCCATTCTGTTTACAGCAGAGTGATCTTTACCCCACATGCGAGAGTTTTGACGATACTTTTGTAGGGTTGTAGAGCCCCTATCAAACTCTTGATGCATTCGCCCTAATTCAGTGTGAACGTTGCGAATGCCAGTGGTGAACATGCCGCTTCCGCTAAGCACATTACCCATACGGCGAATGGCCTTCTCCTGCGCCATTACGCCACCAGCAGTAGCAGCCAACATACCCTTGTTCATGGCTGCAACCTTGCCCTGTAGGGCTGTCAGTTGCGCCGCAGCGTTCGCTGCATTAATTTGAACATTGATTGTGGCTGTTACGCTAGCCATTTGTTACTTCCACCACACTTTCTACCTCAATGCCGTTTGCAATGAAGTCGCTCATCATCGGGTCTGCTAACTTGGTGCCAGTCTTTTCTTCGACTCGTGCGCGTGCTCTCTCTTGAACGCGCTTAAAGGCATCATCTGTTGCCCCGGCACCAAGATCGACTCCGTTGATCGCAGCGATGAATCTGTGCTCATCGTCTTTCTGCTTGCGACTTTCAATTAGTACTGCATTGAGTTCCGGCATAGACAGAGAATCCTCCAACTCTTGAAAGTCCTTCCAGTGTCCCAACAGGAAGGCTTCTGATTCTAGAGCGGCGAGGTCTAAGTCTACCCACTTAGCCCCGCCACCAGATTTGGGTCACTGTCGTCCATCTTGATACCGGACGCGACCTCAATAATTCTGTAAATAGTTGGAAGGTCTAGTTCATCCTCAAGCGCTGCCTTGTCAGCGGCTAGTTCTGGATCGTACTGTGACATAGCAATTGCCACACAGTCAACCATCTTAGTCAGAGACTTGTCGTTATCATCTGCGACCTTGCTTAGACCGTCAAACTCCTTCATGAACTTGCGAAGCAGCGACAGTTTAAGCGGTCTGAGTGTAACAACCTTGCCGCTGAATAGTTCAATGTCTACTGGCTGATAGACGGATGTAGCCATAAGTGAAACTCCTTTGTAGTAGTGTATCAATTATATCATACACACGAAAACCCACCTAGTTTCCTAAGTGGGCTTCGTGGTTGTGGATTATCAGACCCAAGTTCGGTCTACAATCTTGCCGTACTTTCCAGTTGTATCCTCGGGAAGCAGACGGAAGTTTACCTCAAACGCCGTTGGCTCATCTCGCTTTGCAGATAGGGTTACCGACTCGATTGAAAGTGCGCGGTAAGCAATGTATACACGCTCCTTCTTGTCAGAGGTTTCGCAGTCTCCGGTTCCTGGCCCTACAGCAATGATTCCGCGCTCAACGGGGCATTCACCGATATCACCAGCAGAGAGTTCAAGAACCTTACCAGAAGACGATGCTGCGCTTCCACTCAAGTCTGTTGCGGGTGCTGCAAGAACAACCAGCAAGTTCTCAAGAGTAGCCTCAGCGAATGTCGTCTTCATAGAAACCTTCATTCCCTGCTTGTACAACTTTGCAACGTCAAGAACCTGATCAACACTCACCTCACCGAAGTCAGGTTCGAATGTCAACTCAAGACCATTGGTTGTGTATCCAACGTTATCGAAGTCTCCATCTGCTGATAGAGTATCACGGTATGATGCGTTTGCATAGAATGACGGGTATGAATTGTCATCAGAAGTAACGGATGACAGCGCTGACGGAGCCAGCGGAGCATCTGCTACGAAGATTGCTGCTGCACCAACGATAATGTTGTCAGAAGTACCTCTTGTATATGCCATTTAGTTTTCACCTACCTTTACGAAAAAATGATTGGCGGCGTTCCTCACAAGTCAATTATACCCCCCATTTTTAGTCAAATGAGTTGTTCTTTGTGATGTGGTACTCAAACTCGATTACCATTGTAGACAGGTATTTCTGGTTTGTGGAGATATCCATGCGGTTTTCAGCGGTCTGGTCTACCTGCATGACTCTGAACCAGTGAAAGTAGATTCCCGCATCTGGATGATTCTGTGCAAGCCAGTTGTTCAAGTCCTGTGCCGCTGAGTCTTGTCTATCTAGAATCAAAGCAATTGCGTTAGTCCAGGCCAGTACTTCTGATGGATTACCCTTAATGAAGTAAAGTGCATGTGCCTTATGTACGAAGTACCCCGCTCTTGAGCGTAGCCTGAACATCTGATCGTAGATAACATAAGGCTTATTCTTCCAGGGCCACTCGTCAGAACGCGAATCTGAGATTGGAAAGAACGGAATGATATTTCCGTAATCGCCGCTAAGTGAATCGTCAATTGACTTCATGGAATCCCAGACGTATCCGTTGATGTACTTGGATGCAATTGGGAACGAGTCTACTAGTTTCACGCTACAACACCAACATTCGGTGAGGTAATCCACTTATACCCAGCGCTTCGTCCCGCTCCGAAGCCACCACCCATTGCTCCCGCAGCGAATGACGCTAAAAATTCATCTGCTGTACCAAGGTCTGCAAGCATAGCAGCAAGCAGTGATTGTGGCAGTACTGTATTGAAGAACAGGTCTGTGAATCTCTTCCAACTTCCTACCGTTCCGGCACCACCAGGGTGAGCAATGAATACGTCGTTAGGCGTGTAAACATCGTCCCAATGGAGATATTCAACGTTAATGGGGCTGACCGTTACGCTACCACCCGATTCCATTACGTCTGCCTTGTTGTAGAAGGGAACGCTTGATCTATGCGGTAGCGATGAAGAACTCTGTGTCTCTCCTGAAAATACAATCGTTCCGCCGCCTACAGTGTAGTTGTATTCGAATAGTCTAGCCCCAGCGCTACCAGTTTGATACCACTCGTAAACGTGGTGGAGCGCTGCGTGGTTTCCAGCAGCCATAGAGTCCATCCATTTTCCAAGAGCCTCTTCGACTACCGCTCCAATTCGCATTAGCAATGGATCAAGACCTTCTTCTCCACCCGCGATGAATCCCTCGCAGTACTGCGCTGTGTTCTTAAGAATACGCTCTAGTTCGGAGGTGTCTAACATAATCGTCATATGATCGCCTGCTCATCTGTCCTGTTAAGAACAATTTTAACATAGTCTATATTGTTGAACAGGTCTACATGCGGCATATATCCGATCAACTCGTAAACAGTGGTATCCCCTGCACGTTCACCAGCAGTTTCCATATAGACCACCCCGCCGCAGCCAGCCTTGATATTTGTCACAAGAATATCAGTTAGCGCGTGCATCTCACCAAGAGAGTCTACTCTGATATCATCAGTAATCTGGGCATTGATCTGGTCAAGAATACGCATCCTCTGCTCAGGGAAGATGTTTTGATCCTTATAGTTTGTGTTTGAAGCCACGCGGCATGGAACACTACGATCATATGTCCATACGTGCTCAATCTCTCCTAAAGTATTCTGAATTGTTGTTGAATAGTAAACGTCCATTTGTAATGGATAGAACATCACAACACCCCGATGTTGTAGAAGAGTGTCTTGCCCCAATAGCGCTTAAGTGTCTGGTCTACAATCAGATCGCCAGTACCGGAGAATGCCCTGCGATCAAAGTCTGTCCTGAACTCATCAGTCTCGTACTTCACAACGTATTTCTGTAGATAGTTTGGTGTTCCGCAGGCCAACTCGTTAATCATTCGCTTGGTGATGGTCTTGATATCTGACGGCACTACCCTCCAGCCACATTCTGCTGTTACGGTGTACACATAGTCGTTGCCAAACTGTACTCCCCAATAGATATTCCCATAGGTATCTGACGATCCAGTGGGAACCTTGATCGGTGACCCCTCGATCATATCCTCAGTACTCGCTGTCTTTACGTACAGCCCGTTGTCTGAGATTACATAGTCGTATGTATTATCAACACCGTCGTACACCACCTCGCCATTCTCCTTGACCTCAAGTAGTTTCTTGGCTGGATATCCAAGTGGCAGTACGTCTGATCCAGTACCCATGCGCTCAAACGTATTCTTCGTGTAGTAGAAGCCGCCCACGATGTTATCAATTGCCAACCGTGCGATCTTCTCATACTCCGAATATGTAGCGAAGTCTTTGTCTGGGTACTCTTTGGCTACGTCAACATATGGTCTAACAACTCTAAGAGTATCTTCGTATACGATTTCTGTATTGTCTTTAACTACCAGCGAATACTCGCCGTCGTATAATGCCAGCGATACCGGAACATCAATTGAGATGAAAGGCTCTCCATCGTATGCGTACACATCCACATCTGAGGTGTACTCCACAGCGGCCTCGTCACCAATGAATACGTCGTATGTCGTGGCATCTTGCGGCACTAGAACATCGAATGTCAGGGGGTATGGAGGGAGCCTTAGAATGTCCATTATGCTATGTCAAAGTGTGAAGCGACTTCTTCCGGTGATGCTTCTCGCACACCTTTCAATCGAGTCCACGCCTCTGCTTCCTCCCTAGTAATAAAACTATACCCCTTAGAGAGTCTGCCGACTTCTTTCCAGAATATGTTCCTATCTGAGTATACCGCGATTTTCTCTTGACGGTCTATTGGAGTGTTGTTATTGACACGCCTGTCGTAGTTTCTCAACTTGCGTTTTGAGAATTCTTCCTCAGTAAGAACGTCGCGCCATTGCTCATCAACCATATCCGCTCTCTTCTTTAAGTGATCTGATCTTTTCTTGCCACTGAGAGAGGCTACACGGGATTCCGGCACGGTCTTGCCTGGGGTCAGCCCCTTGGGGACTACATACTGCCCGTCTGTTTGCTCTGCAATTGCCTTTGCAATTGCCAACTTCTTGTCATTCTTCTTGTAATTGACCTTGTTATGATCTGCTATCTCGCACAACTGCGTCTTGTTGTAGAAATCATATAGATGTAAATGTACTTCGTCTTCCATATAACCATTATACCAAAAGAAGGAGGGGGGCCGAAGCCCCCCTCCCGTTACTCGTTAGAGTTTACCCATTAGTAGGGGTTTGCTGCTGCGTCTGCGAATGCGACTGCATCCAACTCTTCCCATGCGATACCGAAACGAACGTATACTGTGTACTCCACAGTGTCCTTCTTCGGCTTGAACTCGCGGAACATCTCTACGTCGCGCTGGAATCCCCACACACGGTTCTGTGGGAACGTCAACTCAACATAGTCGTCAGGGAAGTAAGGAACCTCCATCACTGTGATACCAAGAGCACGAGTCTGTCGCGCTCCACCTAGCGTCTGGTCGTTACCATCCAGCCATGTGTTACGGTATGTGTCAGTGTAGATAGAGTCAGCAAGTGTACCATTGTGCTTCACAATACCTGCGAAAGTATCTGTGCTTGTGTAGAACTTAAGTCCGTTCTTTAGGGCACGATACTTACGAGGCAGAGCGTGAATAACCTTCTCAAGTACCTCCGGTGTCCACTCGTTGTTCGAAACTGTAACAACAGCCTCGTGAGCGTCACTACCAGTTGTAACCTGCTTTACGAATCCGTTCATGATTGAAAGGAACGGTGCAGTAGAACCATCACCATTAATAGCAAGGTCTTCAAGGTCATTTGCGAAAGCGTTTGTCATTAGACGAACCAAGTGGTCTTCCAATGCTGCTCCCTCAATGTTATCCTCAAGCGACTCGGTTGCTACCTCCCAGTCAAGACGAATCTTTGTGGTTGTCAACTCGATCTTTGTGAACACGGCATTTGCATTCGTGTATGTTCCATCAGCCTGCTTAGCAGCGCGGATAACGCGCTCGCCAACGTTTACCTTGTTCAACTCCATTGTGTTTGCACGCATGGTTACACGACGACCGTCGTTTGCCAGTACGGTTGCATCCCAAATGTAGTCGATAAAGCGACGAGACTGCTCAGGTTGGAGAATACCACCAGGGGCACCAGTAGGGTTAACTGCGTTCGGCCCTGTGGTTACACCACTTAGACCGCCAGGAACGTTACCAAGAACACCTGCGGAAGGGTCGGACACGCCGCCCACTCCACCAGAAGCAAAAGCACCTGCCTCGGCTGACTTCTCAAGAATTTCTTCCGACATTATTAATTTCACCTCCTGTGATTCTCATTTTTATAATATCGTTTCTATAGGTCGGTTACAGTGAGGAACCTACCTCCCCATAGAGATTCGGTCTTTTCGACCTTCTCCTGAGCGACCTCGCCAAGATCGCCAGACTTACGGAAAGCGGTTGCATCCTCAACCTTGTCAACACGCTTACCAAACTCTTCAATGTTTTCAGTAGTCTCAGTCACCTTTGACTCAACTGTGTCAATTCGCTCTGAAACGCTCTTCTCCACGCCTTCGATGCGTGCAGTAAGTGTCTCAAGCGAAGCAACAACTGACTCAAGTGACTTGATTAGGAGTTCGTTAACGGCACTAGACTGGTCATCAGCCTTTGCCACTTCCTCCGCAGGAGCCTCTGCAACTTCATCTGCCTTCTCTACCTCTTCGGTAGCAGGCTCTTCCGTCTGCTCAACATCCTCAGCCTTCTCTACAGACTCGTCAGCAACGACTTCCTCTTCGACAGCCTCAGACTTTTCGACTACATCAGTCTCATTTTGCTCTGCCATTTCTTTCGCCTCCTTTACATTTTCTTTTCCAAGGAATTTGGAAACCATGCTACCAATAATACCAGCCTTTTCGGTGTCGTTAGACTCCACAAAGCCGATATCCTTCATTGTGCCGCTGCAAACGGGGCACTGCATGTCATTATCCTTAGAAACCTTTACCACGTTATCCTCACGGCACATGTAGATTGTCTCAAGTTCTCCCTTGATTGCTACGGCTTCTTCGATTACGCCGTCTACCTTGTGTACCAGGGTAACGTTTGCTAGTGGGTTGGCGGGTGTGTCAACAAGTGACAGTTCAACCATTTCATAGTCGTCTACTACTCGTACCATCTTGTCGATTTCTTCGTCATATACGTTACGAGTTTCTTTCAGGCGACCTCCAATTGAGAATCCAGAAAGGGTTCCGTCAAGCACCTTTTCCCAGGTGTCCTGTGCCCCGCGTGAGATGTACGCGCTTACGAATACACCCTTGTATGTCTTTCCGGTATCCTGATCGTACAGAGATTCAGGTCGGAATGATAGCATCTTGCCCACAGCCTTGTGTGGATCGTGCTGCTCACGGATGTTTCCACGGAAACTTTCAAACGCTTTTACGCTCGCATCTAGAGGAACGATATCGTTCTGCTTGTCAAGATTGTCTAGAGTAGCGAATCCATGCACAGTGCGGCGCTCTGCGTCTACCTTGGTGATCGGCAGACTCAGGCGAATACTGTCTTCGTTCATGGAATAATCTGTTTCGTACAAGTGTTTGACCCTCCTGGCAGTAATTATACCACCAATTATTTACTACCCTGTCCTTTTGGATTTCGGCCAGAAACAGTGGTTGGCGAGTCTGACGAATTGTTCTCCCGATCAGTAGCCCTCTGATCCGATCCCTGCTGGTTATTCTTGGCGTCTGCTGCCTGACGGGGTGACAGTTCAACTACCTTGTCGCCGCCAGGAATGGGTGGCTTACCAAGTTCGTCACGAACCTCGTTCGGAGTGACCGCCTGATTACGAAGATACCTTTCGTGAATCTGAGCCTGAGCCATTTCATCAGTAAGCGTCAACTCGTTCAGTTTGAGAACAAGGATGTCTGTGAATTCCTTAACGATCTTGTTTAGTTTCTTCTCAATCTGACGCTGCTTTGGCCGCGCTACTTGTTCTTTGAACGTTCTATCACTAGCCAGTGCCTCAGCGCTTCCACTATCAGCCATGCCAATTTTAGAAAGAGGTACTTGATGAGCAGTGAGAATGTCGTTACGATTCTGCTTGTGATATTTTTCAAATGATCCTTCCTGTACTCCCGTCTCTACCGCTTCCATCTTGAACTCAACCTTTGTTTGGTCGTTGTCAGGTGGGAGTGGAATGTATAGCGTTCTGTGGTTAGAGCCTTTGAGGTCTGTCTGTAGGAATCTGAACAGTTTCTCTTCCGACTCCTGATCTAGGTGCGCCCCCTTAACTATCACCACGTAGCGTGGCACAGCCTTGTTCTGGAAGTAGTCGATGTTGTACTGGTTCGCATACTGGTCACCAACAATTGCCTGCCCAGAGGCAACAGCATCCGGTACACCGTAATAGGTGTTCAACGGAGAGTATAGTTTGAAGTGAATAATCTCGTTAGGATTGGGGTCTGTTGTTAGCGGGTTCGGATTATCCTCTTGGAAATTGCGGAAGTACACTACGTCCCGCCCGACAATCTGACAGAATCCGTCACGCTTGCGTCGTACTCTAATTGTCAACGCTGGAATATGACCGATGTATCCAATCTGACCGTTTGCCTTGCGGCCAATCTCAAGATATCCGTTTCCGGTGGCCTCTAGGTCGGTAATCACCTTCTCCATAGTGGCAATGAATGTGTCGGTATCGTTCATATCGTCTAGAATCTGATCAAGACCAACCTTTAGTCGCTCAATTCTGTTTCTTGCAGCCTGACGTTGCTTGTCTGTCTCCTTTGAATCAATCTTTGATACCGCATCAGGAGACAACTCCCAGTGATATCCAAGGCCAACGATGTTGGCAACCTTTGTGTCTACCGCTGCGTGGTTAGCGAACGACACCTCGTAGTATCTAGCCAATTCATCTAGATTATACGGGGGTGTGATTACGTCGAACATTCCGTATGCTGTGATGTATGCGGTATCGTACTGGACAGCCGCAGTACCGTCACGCTTCTCCAAGCGGGTTGCCTTGCGCTTGAAGTTTGGGTGTAGGCTAGTCAGGTCTTTCTTGATATCCGACCATCGTGATGCAAATGGGTCTGTATTAGTGGTGGCAGAAGCCTGCTTATTCCCAGCGCGAACGCCAGAAATATGATAAACGCCATCCTCATCTGTCCACCACTGACTCATTCGTCGTCACCATACTTCGCCGCCGACTTCTTAGCGTCAACCACAGCACCGATATCGTTCATGGACGGGATGTAGCCCTGCTTCAATCGGTCTACCTGCTCAGAATATTCCTCTTCTGTCGCTCTCATTCCGCCAGCAAGGAAGTATGGAGAGCCTTCTGGCTGCCCGTAGTGTGCTGCTGCTTGTCTAATTATCGACATCTTCTCTAGGTCATTCTTCAACCCAGGAACGTTCAGGTAGTTTCCGTCGTCGTCTTTGAAGAACTTTCCGGTGGGTAGTTTCCACAGGTATAGTCCGTAATCAAGGTCTGGCTTGACTTCACGAACGCGAACTTTTGGCATTTGTTTTGGCTTGTCTTGCATGACTACTATTGTACCACGTTATTTGGTAACTACGTCCATAGTGGCCCACTCAATGTCACGAATGACGAATGTTTCTTGGAAACTTGCCCCGACAGATGCCGAAAACTGCGAGTCAGGTGCCACTCCCGTCAACATTCTGGACATTCTTTCTCGCTCAATGTCAATGGAGATTGCCGTTCCAATATCATAAAGAGTTCGCCAGTCATCTGTATTCGTCGCCCAATACTGCCAATTCTGTGTGATAAGGTCGCTCCATCTCTGATAAACAGTTACGCCTCGCACTACCGCGTCCATTCGACCATGAATTGTTACATTGTCAAAGGACATTTGCTTTCCAGTCGCTAGAAGGCTGAGTGCCTGACCATCGGTGTCGTATGGGTCTACTAGCGAGCATTGTAGCATGTACCATTCCATTGCATTGAATACTGGATTAGTAACAATCTGCCCACCCAAATACCACTGTAGGTTTGTATACGGACTACCATACTGATCCCTCGCCTCAATTGTATATTGGTCACTTCCAACTGGCACCATGTACACGCTGAAAACGTGTTCGCTGCCAGACACAATGCGTGTTATCAATTGCTCTGCTGGTACTTCGCCCTCAAGGTGTATGAACATTGAGTATCCAGCGAACTGCCTCGCATTTTGTCCGTTAGGTGTGGCCTCACCAGACCTCTTCCATTGCATTGCAAAGCCAGAGTTGTACCCCGGCAAGTCATTGCTTCTGGGCTTGAACCCGCTGCGATGTGATTTATATAGATAGTTATATCCGCGCTTAGTGACTTCGAATATGTTTGGATACTCATAAACAAAGTACGATCCGTTGCTTACGTATGGTGCTACTTCGTTACCCTCTTTGGATGTAAGGCTATTCCATCTATCTGCATCCGATGCCCAGGAAGCCAATTCGTAACTCTTGAGTTTAGTTGGGTTTGACCTTACACCGCTTGACTGAATAATATGATAAGAAACGAGAGCGTACTTCGCAAGGTCATATGTGTACGGAACAACAATCGAATACCCGTCTTGTACGAGACTTCTCGTTCCATCGTCGTCTAAGTATGTAACTGGACTGTCGTACACGACATTTGCTGTTTTACTTGTATAGTCAACAACCGGACTTGACAACTTCTGCATTGACACCCAGGTCTGAACGTCCATATCTGACGGGTCGTAGTATGAGTATGTCGTTGCAGAAAGCGCAGCATAATCTACCTCAGTCATTGAAGAATATGCACGCCCCCAATAATTCGTCTCAAGTTGCAGATATGTAATAGGCTTCTCACCAAGATAATCCATAGACGCTCTAGTTTTTCCAACTGTAGCCTGGATGAAGTCAATCCTGTTCATTGGACTTCCGAATCTATCACGAACCTCTTTCATGAAGAATGATAGCGGAACAGTCTCTTGCCAGTACCCGCTGCACGCAACGTCTAATGTAAAGTTTCCAAACTCAGTAACGGCAACTAGCGTGTATGTGGATATTTGAGACTCTTCCGGCGTGCGGGTATTCTGATCAGCCAAACCGTCTGTGTATGTGTAGTCAAGGTGATTCTTGTGCCATCCATTATGGAATGATACGTCATAAACAACCCCTGTAAACCCTGTACCGCCGACGAATACCTCAACCTCTGCTGGCTGGGCGAACAATGGTGCTGCCTCTGGCATATTTGATATAAAGTCATCAACTGCAACGCCGATTGTAAACTCAACACCGTCTGCCAATGCAAATGACTTCAAGACTGTAGTCTGTGTGTAATCGCTGTATTCATAGAACACAGTTCCGCTATCCAGATATATGTCAAGTTTAGTACTAGTTCCGCGCTTCTTAATTGACATCAGCGGAGCGTCAACATTTGATTCTGCGAACATCATATTTGCCGTTATAGCAGCAACCTTGTCTCTGTTCAGAAAGTTGAGCGACCCCCACTGCAACGATGGTGCCGTATCATATCCAGTTGGTATCATTCGCCAAGGCTGACGATCATATGAGAATTGACCATACACATTGTCAAACTGCCCGAACGTCATGCCAGCACCCACTTCAATTCCCCAGGTGATAGATGTAGCGTTAGATGGGACTGTGTATTCCGCTTCCGCTACAAACTTGCCGTTCCCATCATCTGTAAAGTCTTTAGTGTAAGTTGTATTAGGCCCAACAAACGTTACCTTGAGGTGTGGTGTCGTTCCGGCAAACTTTGCTTCTCCGTACACCCTGAACTTAGCCCCCGGCTTGATTCCAGAAAGCGATATTGTGCTAGTCCTGCTGCTCGCTAGTGTTTGTGTCGTATACACACTACCATTAGAGGCTGTATTGGTAAACGCAGTTCCAGACGTATTGTTGCTTGAATGATCGAGCACGGTGGTGTCGCCATACGTTGTTGCAGTTGTAGGATACGCGATCATATCTTTGTTTTTACCGTACCATGACAGCGTTGACGATGTGTTGAATAGCGTTGGCAACTCGTACTGTGGCAACTCTATCTTGTTAGAAGCAACTACGTTATTAGAGACACCACGGTTCCACTTCATATTGTCTGGATATGATAAGTTGTACGCAAAGTTAGATGTTGAAAAGTCTGCACTGAATGATTTACCATCAAAGTTGTCTGCGATTAGACCATACTGCACAGTTCCCTGGCCGCGAACGAATCTGATTTTGGCTACTACTGGTGGCACTGGATACGCATACGTAGCAATTGAAGATACATGTACCGGATTGATAGACCTATCCGTATAAAAGCCTATCTTAGTTGTAGGTGAGAAGTACGATGTGTTCGGAGGGTCTGATATCTCTATGATGGTTTCGCCATTCAGCATGAGGTACGTATTAGATGGGCCAACAACCCAATGAATTAGCATCGGATAGTCAATTGTTCCAATGTCATACCCCACCTCAGTTCCAGACATAGAGAGGATCAATGTAGTTCTATGCAGGTATATTCCATCACGAGAACCCTCAGCCCCGACTAGTCTAATTGGTTTCTTCGAAGCCTTGCTCACCTTCATCCAAAACTCTAGGGTCATAGACTTTGTAATGTTGCTTTCACTCAAGAATCCAGATCGTGATAATGAGATTGATGGTCGCTCTGGAATCCAAGGATTGAGAAGAGTTGAGTTGGCAATACCATAGTGCAATGGCAGCCCCTCTGTTACAGCGGTAAGTTGACCTCCGTATTCATAGATGCTCATTGTCGCGTCCCCGCCGTTTAGTGACGATACCGAGTAAGCACCAGTCTGTCCCATGCAGAACGATGCGAAGTTCTCTGCGTGCTGGCCGATAGTTACACCGTTAATCAAATAGTCGTAATCTCCATAGTCGCCAGCAACACCAGGGGAGGTGAAGTTGATATCAAATTCAATCTGCTGGTCATAGTTTCCCATTACCATAGCAACTGGTGTGCTATCTGTCATATCGAACGAGTGTGAAAAGAACATCCACTGCGCCTCTGCAATGCTTGGCACCGGAATAATTGCCGACTTAGTTCTCCACGATCCGTTGTTCCACTTATACTTGATGGTAATAGATTCCGTCTTATTTGATGGGATGTAGAACCAAGCACCCACGTTGATCCGCTTCTTTTCGTAAAGGTCTTTAACTTTCTTAGTTAGTACTGGTGACGTAAGCGTTAATGTTCCAGAGGCAGCAACGCCAGTCAGAAGAACCTTGGTTGTCTTAGACGCTGTTGGTGGATCAACATACTGTGTGAATGACGAAGATATTGTGCGCGCCTGACCGCTTGGAGTCCACGTTGATATGTCTCTTTGCGACTCAGATATAAGCGAAAGATACCCGCACTCAGCCCCCTGAAAGTAAGAAAGTGGCTGATCTGCGAGTATCTTTTGCTGGTAGTACACTAGTCTATTGTATCAGATTGTGCATGTATCGCCGTCGCAATACTTGCTTCCTACCGCCTCTAGATTGTCTACCCCATCATATACCGCGTCAAAGTCGATCTTGAGCAGCATACCAATATACTCGTGGTACTCCTTCTCAGTGATTTCAGTGTACGGCATCTGGGGATATGTCTCATTACTCATCGGGAGGAATGATATAGTCTTTAGATTACCCTCGTACATCTTAAGAACGCGAGCAATATCGTCCCTCTCTGTCTCTGGATCAAACGTCACGGTAACGGAAACAGAGTTATCAGACCAGTAGTTCTGGGCCTCAGCAGCGAGGTGAATCTTCTCATAGATAGACACATCCTTCTCGCTTCTGTCCATATCTGTTTTTACCGGGAAGTAGACTACAGAAGTGTTGTCTGAATACTGGTCAGGCTCAACCTTGTACCACGCCATCTTGAACAGCGTCAGCATTGGATCGCTGTTTGCAAAGCGGATAGCGCGCAGATAATACTTGCCACCAGCAGGCCAGTGAACGCCAGGAGTAGCACCTGAGAGAAGAGAAACCGATCCGGACGGCTTAACCGTAGTCGTTCTGATAGACTCACGAATACCAAGCCATTCTGAATACTTCTTGTCATACTTCTGAATCTCATCATATCCACTGTCTGCCCAGGTACGGAACTCTGGTAGACCATGCTTGTCAACGAACCCGGCGATTCCAGTTATTGATGTTCCGATACGGCGGTTGCGCTGGATTACCGCGTTTGTCTCAGGCCAGTGTGTCGGAAGCAGCGTGATCGACTTAGCGTACAGGTAGGCAAACTTAATAGTACGCAGATAGTCTTCAATTGAGTCGTGGCGATTCAGGTGAATCTCAACGAGATTGCACAACTCACGCGACTCTAGAGAAATCTCAGCACATGGGTTTGTTCCCAATACACGCCAGTCCTTGTTGTCGGGAGCGTCTTTCAACCTACCATACTGCTGCATTGTATTCAGGAATAGGAACCCTGGTTCACCATTGTCTGTAATTCTACGGGCTGCATCTGCATAATCATACCCCGGCTCATCAATAACAACCGTGTTATTTGAGAGCCAACCCCATTCCGCTCGCTCTGGATACTTCTCATAGTTCTTCAACTCCAAGAACACTAAATCATCTTGATCACCAAGAGCAATGGTGGCTGAGCGCCTTACATTACCGGCCACCACACAAGTACCAATTAAGTTTACTACGTCTACAATTGTACGGGCATCAAACACTTCTCCCAGGCGCTCTTCTAAAATCTTGGTAATTTGATTATGCATTTTGATAAGAGGCTGAGGGCCAGATGCAGTTCCACCGAATCCCTTGATTGGCTCGCCATATGGACGAATCAATGAATAGTCAAATGAGATTTTCTTGTTTGTTCTCAGGAATGAATTAAGCATTAATCTTACAGACTCAGCCCAACCTTCACGGGTATCTGGAATGACATAGACTTCATCAGAATCTTCACGGTGACCAATACGAATATGCTTTGCCTCGCCTCGTGTATCAAATCCAACACCAACACCAAGCATGAGAGCATCCATCACCCATGCGAATACCGCGCCTGGATCGCGGTGATCCATGTCTCCTGTAGAGATGAATGAGCAGTTATATAGGCCAGCAACGATGTTGCGCTCATGAATAAGTGGCGTTCCAGTCACCCACAGACCTCTCCCAGGTGGAGTCCACTTGAGATTGAACATTCTGTCAAACGCTTCCTTAGCGGAGGTCTGCGCTTTGTTGTCGTTCCATGGTAGTTTGTTGTTCTTGGCCCAATCCTTCTGAATAGTGTACATTCCGTTAATGACTCTCTCGCATACCTCCCACCACCTCTCTTTAGTGCCGTCGTCTTTAACACGGGAGTAGGTACGAATGAAAGTGATTTCGCCTAGACTGTTACCTCCTGCATCACGGAATCCGAACGGTGGTTCTACGTCTTTATACTTCTCTATGAAGTCTGGTAGCAGTCTAAAACTGAAATCGGGCATAACAAAATCTCCTAGTACTTGTAGTTTGGTTAAAGTTCTCCTTGAGACTTCAAGGTAGAACCTTGACTTTTCTCAAGTGCTTCTAGTGTACCACAGTTATCTAGGCCATAGCAAGCCTGACGATGGGCGTGAGTCTCCACTAGATGATACTGTTACAACGAGGGCGTTTACTGAGTTATCAGTATTGATAGATGTTTGATAATTGCCAATTGGTGCAGCACGCCACGGCACAGCAGATGTTGTTGGGTATAGGTTTCCTACCAGAACAATATTGATATTGGCTTCTGGTGGTGCAATCCTCCACCCCAGGTCGTTCCTAATGAACACGTTGACGGCAAGGCTAGTGTCTGCTGAAATGGGGTCGCCACCTACTACTGAGAATGCTGGCGGGTACTTGGAGTTGTCTCCTGTTGCCACCCAATCCTTCCAGCGAGAATAGAGGTCTGCTACCTCAATAGTTGACTCTGCTGGTAGCGTTATCTTCTTGGTTGTTCCATTGAAAGTGTAGACAGCCATACTGACATTCTATCACGGGTTGGCGTATGAACGCTCTAGGCTTGCCACCAGGGATACGCTGTTGGCGTTAGAACGCTGGATAGTACCAGTTGCAGACACGTACTGTCCTGTTGCTAGACCAATAGCAACTACAGTGATATTAGCGTCTGTACCCGCAGTTCTCCCTCCCTGCGTGTTTCCATCGTAGTCAAATGTCTTGGTAATGCTTGACTGACCAGATACGGTTCCTGTCATTGCGACAGAATCCTTGTCGTTTACGGTGATAGCACCCGCAGTACCATATCCAGATGTGAAGAACACTCTGTATACCGCATTAGAATCGTTTACAAGGTTTGTTCCAAAGTTCAGTGTTAGTGTAGCCACATATGGGAATGTGCGCTCAACGCCGTTGTAGTCTGTAAATACAAGTCGGTTAATGTCATTAACGTTGTAGTTGTCGATGAATACCCCGTCACGAGTCTTTAGTGTATCACCAACGAAGTATAGAAGGTCGTCTGCCGTCTTACCAGTAACACTTCCGGCACCAGCGTCAATGTCCGAGTTCTGACGAAGGCTCCACTGAACCTTCTCGTAAATCTGCTCAGCAGTAGCATTGTTACCGTCGATAATTACGCGGAATGGATACGAACCTCCACCAATTGTGCGGTTCTGATCTGTGCCATAATACGTAATATCAATACCGCTATATGGAGCGTCTGTGCTAACTGCACTCTCAGTGTGTGTGACCTTGAGGTCTGCGGCAGACGTTAGCGGGAATCGGTACGCCTGATAGGTCATTTGGCTTACACCGATATCGCTCAGTGTTGACTTTGCGTAGGTCTGCTGCCACTCACGAACAAATAGGTTTAGCAATGATCGTCTGTCAAAACCATCTGCCGTCGATCCGTCACCGTTAGGGTCGCTGTAAATCTGAACAGCCTGATTCACTGGCCCTGTAAGAACAATGTTTGTTGATGCTCCACCACCAGTTTGCTGGTAGTAAACTTGGTCATCGGCTTCTAGACTACCCAGTGTGATGACACCAGCGTGCATAGACGTAACTACACCAGATGTATTAACTACCGCCCATCCAGCGTTACGGATGAGGTTTCTCGATGTGCTGTCTAGGAAGTCCCAACCGTTGATCAACTCAAACTGCTCGTCGGTAATCGGCCCCATTGGGAACGGGAACTTGATAAGGCTAGTATCGTTCTTCCATTCTTCCTTTAGGAATGAATAAAGCGCTTTGAGCGTAACACCGTCTGTAGACAGGTTGCCAGCGACACTCAGCCCAATTGTCTTATTGGTTGTGTTAAGAACAACTTCCGTTGCCTGATTGAGTTGGTCTGGGTCAGTGATCATAGCCATAGGTCATCACTACTAATTATAGCAGCAGTTTTAGGCATTTTGATATTGACGGTCAGCAATCTGCTGGACTGGAATCGCTTGAGACTCTGCTCCGAGGGTGAAGTTCTCAAGTCTAATTGGCAGGTATCCTAGCGAGTGAATGACAATGGTAACGTCTTGGTCTGCATCATATGAATATGAGTATTGGAATGTAGTTCCGCTTGATTCTACCCCGGCCAACTCGTTCATTAGAGCGTCATAAATCCTTACCTCAGTATTAGGTTGCAAGCCTGAAATTGTAAGCGTTGGAGAGTATTTAGATTCAACCGTAATGGTCGCACCGATGTTCCACGCAGACCACCCGCTCATACCAACTGGGTTTGATGTTACAGCAGTCTCAGCACCAGATACGAGTGCAATACCCTCACCCTCATTAATGGTGATTCCAGCGCCGCGCACTAGAACATCATTCATTTTCTGCGATGTGTATATACCCAGACTATCCATTGTCGATGTAGCAGAAGGAGCCGCGTGTGAGTTCTGCCCCTCATTCTCTGGGAATATAGTTCTATACACTGGCCCTAGGAAGTCCTTTGTTTTTAGGTAGTTGAAGCCCTTTGGTGATCCGGTTGAAGCGTCAGAGAGATAGTTTTCAGGCACACCAAGCGGCAGGAAGGGAATATCCTTATACACCTTGAACGGGGCATCTGGATAGTCAGTATCCATTTTTGATGGAGTGACAAGTTTTGTCGGGTCTGATGTTGCAGTAGCGTCTAACTGACCTGTTGGAACTATTTGGAAGTATGGCGAGTCATATGTACCCATTTCCTCTACTGACAGTTCAAGTAGTTCAATCACCCTGCCAGACCCCGCTTCATTTTCAAGGGCCAGCATTGTTTCAGTTTCAGACTTCATTGTAAAGTTTTCGTTAATTGCATAACAGTGTCCGTCTACCCTTACCATTGCATACAGTTTAAGTGGAATTGTACTCGTAAGTGTTTGAATACCAAAACATACGGTTTCGCCTGGGTTGACTGTTATTGCTGTAACTCCCGGCAGATTTCCACCTTTTTGTCTAGTATAGATTCCAGAGGTGTCTATTCCGATATTTGAGTTCATGCCGATCCATCCAGCACCACCGGGAAGCATCTGCTTTGTAATGGCAACCCTTCTAACGATCTGTCCTGCTGCCGGGGCTGATTGAATAGTCGCTCCAATTGACGCTACAACCCCACTAGGCCACGGATAGTTGGTATCCATAGGTGATGGTGTCATTACTGTTCCACGGTTAATTGTCGTGTAGAAGATCGAACACATTGTTGCTGGCGAGGCTGCCGCCCCGAATGCAGTTGGCTTAAGAGAAGTCATATTCTGTAACTCAAATTGGCTAAGAGTTAATTTCTTACCAGATGCAGGAGGATTGTAGATTACAACAATACCATTGCCTGAATTGCTCATCCAGTCAAACGAGTCATAGATTCTGTACTGCTGCTTAGCCATTATGTGCTAGCAAGGGTATACTCAATGTATACGTCAGCGACACCTACAGCGGAAGAGCCTGAGTGGTGTACTGAAATGCCCTGCCCCTCCCGAAGAGTAATCGGTTCGATAGTAGTGTCACCAGTAGAGTCCCACACACAGTTGAGCGGAACAAGTGTTTCAAATTCATCAGAAGTACCGGACGATGCCGCTGGCTCGTCGTTTGACCATACCCAGTTACGGAAGGAAACGTCAGATGTTAGAGTCACAGTTCCACCAGTTGCCACTAGAACCTGGGCAGGCATTGATTCAGAGTTTGTGTCGTGCTTTGTTGGTGTAATAGCAGTACCACCAGATTGAGCAGAAGTGCGACGTAGCGCCCATGTAGTAAGAACACCAGTCACACCAGTAGTCTGATTGTTAAGCACCCATACTCGATATACGCGCACAATACGCCCAGAGCCAGAACCGTTGAAGATTCCCAACATGCTCTTGTTGTTAGCGAATGTCGCACCAATGGCGCTTGCTGTATATGTTTGTGCCATAAGAATATTGTACCATAGGTTTAGTAGACAAAGAATGTTATCGTCGTGTTGATTGCGCTACCGCTCGTGCTTTCTACCAGAACAGGCATGACAATCTCAGAATAGCATGTAACTGGCATTGAGAATCTGTATGTTCCTGGCTGTGTGACCAACTCAAATAGTACCCCGCCATTCATGAGTGGGTCTTGATTAATTGGTCTGGCAGAGTCGTAGTCGCGGTAGTCCTCATTGACATATCCACGTATTCTAATGTCTCCTACAGTTGCCGTGTATCCAAGCAAGAAGAATTGCTTGCCACCGTCTAGAGTGTACTCGCCAGATGCACCAGCCAGAACGTTAGGCGATATGGTAAGAGTTCTAAAGTCCTTTTCAACATAACTACCGCCGCCCTCTGCAATTGCATTTGGTACGGATACAAGCACCTCAGTTGTGCGCGGGTGAATAAGAACGTCTGCGCTAGCAGATGTTACATTAACTTGTTTGGTTGATGAGGTTACCGTGGCCTTCATGTAATGTCAGGGATGACAACGATGCGCCCAATTACAGGAGTCCACTTTGTTCCATCACCCTTGGTAACCTGTAAATCAAACGGTAGTTGTGCTGCCGGATTGGTTACCGCTCCCGCACCCCACAATGCAGTAGTGGCAGATGGTGCCTTTACAGTTACAACGTTTTGACTGGATGTAACGTTTAGAGTATACAGCGTACCACCAAGACTTGACTTAGAAGAGTACGTCCAGCCAGATGTATTGAGTGCCGCTCCGTTATCATCAAGTAGTGTAATCTCAATAGATGAATCGTCACCACGAACGACATTCCATACTATTTTGGCTGGCTGCTCACCAGCATATGCGTCAATCGCTGCCATGATCTAATTGTATCATGTATTTGGATCGGTGACGAATCTAAGTTGATAAAACATGTCTACAGCACCGCCATTAGATATCCATTGAAGCCTAGATCGGTCTAGAGCGTATGTATTGTCAACACCAGCGTTGAAGTTACCAGACGTTCCAACATGCTGCACAGTGATTGGTACAGCAAACCCATTGAAGGTGTTAATCATTGTTATCCCAAAATGTACCGCCCGTGTTGAACTTGCAGCCCACCCCTCACCAATGAACCTTCCACCAGTTTGAGAATCCACAAAACTACCCCACTCGTTCGGGAACCATAAAGTCCACGTATTAGTTCCGTTGCCAAAATTGCTTGTTGACCCAAGGTTGATATGACCATGAGCATAAACACAGCCACCAACCTTTGTCCACCTGTGGTTATAATTAGTCATTTGCGTTGCACCCCAGAGGTCTGTACCAGTATTCCACGATGGAGTCCAGTCTCTCCACACGCCCTGCTCAAGCGTATTGTTAGATGCTACGTTCCAAGCCATTATGCCGCCTCATACATTAATCTCATGAAAATACTTCTACCTCCAGCGGAGCCGTTGAACAAAGTTCCATTCCATACTTGAAATACGTTATTCGTGGCGTTAACCCCTACAAACTTGGCCTGACCACCTGTATAGTAGATGTATCCATATGATGCTCTACCTACATTGTAGTAGTACGTATATCCAAGATAAACACCACCAGATGTGTCTTTTGGAGTTGCCGGAAGCCCATTCAAATACCACTCGCCAGAGCCGTATGTAACGGATGCCCCGCCCAATACGCCCTGCGCTACTATTAGGTTCCCTACTCGTTTGTATACTGCCACGCTTGCACTCCACCCCGAACTACCGCCGCCGCTTGTTGTCAGCGTTGGTGTCCACGCCGTGTCCTTTGCGTATCCAAGTCTGCTATCAGGAGAAAGTTCTACCCAGCCCATTATGTCTCCACCGGATATTGAATGGAGCACTTGATACTGCTGTCGCTCCACAAATAGTAGTCTTTAGCATCTGGACAGCGCAAGATAGCAATTGGATCGTCGTGATATCTATTAATAAGCATCTTTACATATGGAGCACCACCATTGAACTGACGAGTTATTTCAAGGTTTCCGAAACCACCACCACCCCAAAATCGCTCAATCCACCAAGAGCCAGCCATTAGGAACGTTTCATAGTTAACTGGGTTTACTGGAAGCGGCATAATAAACTCACCAGTGTACAGTGGAATTACCATCATCATTGTTGAATCCAAGTTAATAGACCAGTGTGCCGTACATAGTCCGTTGTGTACTTCGTAAGTTCCATAGTTTCCAAGACCAATCCCCACTGGCGTGCCAGCGCCTTGCTCTACCGCCAATACTGGGGTAAATGAGTTAACACCCTGTCTTATATACCCCAAACTGTTCCATCCCATTACGCTAGTTCGTATACCTTTCCGGTAGATCTGTCTAGGTAGAAGTCTCCAACCTGCTGACCAGTCAGCGTTCCAGGGGCACCAGTGCCGCTGAACCACTTGTTACCACGCATCTTTCTCCAACCACTTGTGGAATACGACCATAATGTGTCGTCATAGGCAACGCCAGTCTTGATGTATAGACTTCCAGTTTGAGGCGTTCCAGTTGGGTCTACCGAACCTTTGGTAATGGTTGGGGCGGTAGATGAACCAATAACAAAACTACCAGCCGTGAGAGCACCTGTAACGCCTAGCGTACTTGAAATAGTCGCGGCACCAGTATGAGCAAGCGTTCCATATGTATTCAGCGTGCTAGTTCCACCCGAGTTTGTTCCAATGTTAACTGTAGTGGTAGATGAAGAAGAACCCGTTCCAAGATTGATTGTTTTGGCAATTGTATCGCTAGCAGCACCTATGTTAATAGTCTTTGTACCAGAGGATAGAGCAGATGTTCCAATAGAATAAGAAGTGGTTGTCGATCCACCAAGAGTGATTGTTGTTGCTGACGAACCAACCGTGGCTAGGTTTGCCATTGTTGATTCGGTTGTCAATGCCAGCGTTCCTGTTGTTGCAGGCATTGTTAGTGTAACGTTTGCCGCAGTGCTATTCTGTAGAGTTGTTGTATTGGCACCGCGAGTTAGTATAAGTTTTGGTAGTGTCGCATGGCTAATGCTGAGTTGTGTAGTGGCAGTTCCAGAGTCGATATTGAGTTTTGTATCTCTTAAATCTTTAATGCGACCAGCAATAGAGTACGCCTCGATACTGCCCTCGTCAGATACCGCAGAGGCGGTTCCGTAGTAGAAGTTACGCAGACCGTTTTGAATGTTGGCAACGTCTGTGATCAGCGGTATGTATACTGGTAATGCTGAACCACTTAAATCTCCTGGCATAACTATATTATAGCACTACTTGGCTGTCCAGCCCGTGTTTCCAGTCCCAGAAGTCTTTACATAGAGAGTTGTGCTGACTCCACCAGCAGTGTTTGTATAGAGCGATCCGACGTTAGCAGTAACCACGCCCTCTGGCGTTCCCGTTCCGGTATACCAGTTCAGACCCCATCTAGTAACGATCTTGACCCAACTACCTGCGCCAGTACCAACCTGATACTCATAGATATCACCAGTGTTAGATGTAGTTGTAATGATAAACAGATCACCCTGTACGAATGACGAATACCCACCAAAGTAGATCGAATCAGACGGCAGTGAAGATGGATTAGACGGCCCTGAGAATATCCTAGAACCTCGCGGCCCCTGTGGGCCTTGATCCAGTTCTAGCGACACGGTATCAAGGAAGCCACCAACTGTTACCTCTTCTGTACTTACTACTATAGGTATCTCTGTCATGAAATCCCCATTACAGATTGAACAGCGCTCAGGATCATACCGTCTGTAATTACCGCTGGGTCTTCTCCTGGGGCTGGGTTGTTGTTTGCTACAGCATATGCGTATGCATCACCCCACCCAGGCTGACCAGCGCACTGCCACTGGTAGTAGTCTGCAATAGCAATTGGGTGGTTCGCAACGCCTTGAGGAATTGAATACCCTGTTTGTGTTGAGATGCAAGCGGCTATCCGCATCCTCAATTGCATATCTTGCGCCGCATTAGCAATATCTGTATAGGCCATATTACTATTATATCACCTCTGCGTTGAGAGCGATGTATGCCGAAGATGTATTATTGGCGTATAGCGTTCCAGCCCTTCCTACTGTTCTTCCACCAGTTGCATACGTAACTGATATTGATGGTGACATTTGATTAGCCATATCAATTGCAAGTCCAGAAGGTTGAACCGCCCCAGTTCCCTCATTATACAAGAATGTAGACAATGCACTATTTTCAAGTGTTTGATTCCTTCTCATTTTAACAGGAAGGTGAATAACGCCATATGCAACAGTTGCAGTATCCTGCCTTGTGTAAACAAAATTAGTGTAAAGACCACCCTCAGAAGAGTTTATTCTGTAGTAGTACCTTTGACATAGCAGGAGTTCAATTGCCGCTGGACGATACTCATATGACGTTGCAATTGGATTGTCTTCAACCTGCACACCCCAAATATCAATTGTAGTATTCTGAACACCAAGCGTTCCAGTTCTTGATGAATATGTTGTTCCAGCGGAAGTCCATAGATTAAGTTGTCCATAGTGTACCGTAGAGCCAAGAGTCTTACTTGTAACTGACGGAATCGACATTGTTACAGAGTAACGCACCCATGAGGTAGATAGAGTAACCTGACCACCATATGTGTTAACTGCCGCAGAACCACCAGTACCAAATACCTGCGACCATTCTACGGCAATCTTTGGAGTACCAGAGCCAGCCTTAGCCCAGAATGATACAGTGACGGTCTTACCCGCTAGGTTATGTACTCCGTCTAGTGCCTGCGCTAGAAGAGCAAAGTCTCCAGCGGCAGACTGAGAGGCCGTGACAATGCGTGCGTGAGTCACAAAGTTGTCAGTTAGGTTTCCGATAGTACCAGTCTGTGAAGAGTACGTCGCAGTACCACCAGACCTATTTAGGAACCATCTATCGAATACATATGACAAGTCGGCTGTTGTTGACGTTGCTCCACGCTGGTTAATCTCAAAAGACCCGTTTATCATCCTGTTCTTATATCCAGAGTTATCTGTCATTAGTTTTGTCTCTGAATTGACGCGAGCATATACACCGCTTGTAGAAGACCATACATCACCATTTGCGGGGGATGTTGGAGCGGAACCATGTGGGAGGTTAAGGCTTGCAATGCTGGTTGTTGGTGATGCTGTAGTGATCTTTCCGGTAAATGTCGGTGTTCCATTCACAGTGATAGTTGATACAGGATTGAAAGTAACGTTTCCTGCGCTGGATATATAAAGTATGTTGTCCCTAGTTACTGCGGAACCGTTAATAGTCTTTTGTGATACGAACCATGATCCATCAGAGCCGATGCCACTGTGCAACTCATTCTGGTCTGCCTGTCCCCAACGTGAGCGAAGCCGCAAGTACCCATAGTTACCGGATGCACCACCAGCCTGTATATTGACTAATGAGTCTCCGCTTGTTGAACTCAAACTGATTGAGTTTGCGCCAGACGAGTTAAATACAGTCAGCGCGCCCCCTACGTTCAAACCAACTTCAGAATTCCATGTGTTTCCAGCAGTGCTGTAGTAAAATTCAGCAGAACCGAGAGCGTTTCCAGAGTTGTCGTATGGCATCAATACGACTGGATAGTTAGACTGTGATCTAATCTCACCCTTAAACCCGCCAGTAGCATTACCAAGATATAGTTTGCTAGTTCCAGAAACAAGAACATCGTTAGCAAATGTCGCCAATCCATTCTGATCAATGGTAAGTCTCGTCTGTCTGGTCACTGATCCATCTGGAACAGTTTGAAATTCAATCTTTCCAGGCATAGATGTGTCTGAGAATGTACCTGTACCAAGTGAGAATTCTATACCGGAGCCGCCTCGATATCCAGTACCTCCCCAACCTCTAGCATCAATACTGAGCAGCAATGAAGATGCTGTTGGAACAGTTTTAGACGCTGCCGTGCCGCCAGCCACCCAACCGCGTATTCTAGCAGCAATACCAGATGATCCTTGCGCCAACAGGTACATGATCGCGTGGCTATCTCTATTTGCCACAAATGATCCATCAAGAATCCCAGCCCCGACGTTGGACGTACTGCCTGCCACAAACGAGTTGAATGTTCCTGGGGCTGCTGCTGCCATGCCGTCATTGGCATAAACGGTTCCAGTGGCCCTGTCAATTTCAAACGGATTATCAACCCATGCGCCAGCATCACTATACCTTGCAATAGAGAACGCTGAGCCAGCATTTGATCCTGTTTCTGCGGCGGCAGTTGCTCCAAACGTCCATCTTAGGCTGCTTCCTGTGCGGAACTGTACCTGACGTTCGTACCCAGCGCCACCCTCAATCTTAAGATATGCATTACTAGAGTTGCTGATCTTTCCTTCATATGTTGCTTCAAACGCACCGATGCCCCAAACTGCAAAGCGTGGTGTATCTGCTGCCACTTCTGCTGCCGTTCCATATGCAGCAAATAGCGTATTCCAATCGCCTACACCGTCGCGGAGAACTTGGAGTTGCCCAGAACGCACCGCGTCGTAGCCACCGCCGCCGTAGTTTAGTCCAAGATATCCTGAAGATGGTGCTATAGTATTTGCAGTGACAGTTCCAGTAAACGTTGGGCTTGCTAACGGTGCCTTAGCCGCCAGCGCTGCTGTAGTTGGAATTTCATATCCAGCAGTTAGTGTGAGAGCGAGCGTTCCAGAAGTAGTAACTGGCGAACCTGAAATTGAAAGTCCAGTTGGCACCGTCATTCCTACAGAGGTTACAGTTCCAGTTGTGCTTGATGTACCCGCCCCAATTGCTGATCTGAATGTTGCTGCATCAAGTGTGCTTACAGTATTATCAGCATTAACGCGCAGGAATGTTACAGCAGTTGGATTTGTTAGAGTGAATAAATTCTGCCCTACAGTTGTTCCACCCAGAGAAGTACGACCAGTTGCAGCCACAAGGCCAGTTGCTCCACCGTCCCACTTATTTCTATCAGTATATGCAGTATCCCAGTTAGTCTGTGATGCTGTAGTTGGAATTGAATACCCAGCGGTTAGTGTAAGCGCTAGTGTACCACTTGTTGTGATTGGTGAGCCACTAATTGACAATCCTGTAGGAACTGTCATTCCAACGCTTGTTACCGTTCCAGTATTGGTTGTATAGGCTGTAGTATCAAGCGTCCATGTGTCTGCCGCCGTTTTCTTGAGTAGTCCAGAAGTACCGGCAAGCGCCGCGATAGCAGTTAAATCTGCATCAATTGGTTGATATGCATGAGTGTGGCCGGTAACCTCAAGGGTTCCCGATGTCGGTAGAGTTACACTTGTGTTGCCGCTCGTTGCAAACGCCACAGTATGAGTAGACGAACCTATGGTTGTATTTCCAGATACGGTAATTGTTTTACCAGTATTTGCTACTCCCGTACCGCCGTATTGACCAGCAACTACCGACCCCTGCCAGGTTCCTGATCCAATTGTTCCGACAGTTGTTATGCTTGATGATCCAGCCACAGGAGAGCGAGAGGTGTCTACTGGGTGAACGTGATCTTGTCTGGATGGAATGGCCGATGTGCCAACCGCTACGGCACCGTCCATTAACGGGTTAGTGCTAGACAGTAATGATCCAGCAAGGCCTGAACCAGATATTGTAGTAGTCGCCGTTAATGCCGCTGGAAATGTAACATTCTTATCACTATCCCAGTTGTAAATTGTTCTACGTCCAGCAGGGTAGCCACCCCATATCTCAAGGTTGATCAATGAAATATTTGTATAGTCATAACTACCGCCGGTAGTCCACGTAGGAGTAAACTCAATGCGAATATCGTTATAGTGCCCTCCTGTTAAGGATGTAGACCATGGAATAGTATCAAACGGAAGGTAAAGGTGCCCCGGCCAAGATGAGACATTGGTATTGGAAGAGGTAACCTGCGTCCATGATCCATCATCTCGTTTTTTCCAGATATGTACTTTTGTTTGATGAGAGTTTGTAGAGAAGTACATGTATAAAGCGTTAGTATATACATAAGTTCCATCATTCCTAATGTCGATGCGATACTTTTGAGCAAGGTTCGGTATGGATATGTTTGAACCAGTTGCTCCAGCCCCGCCAACAAGATTCTTGATTTCTGAGGTGGAGTTAGACTGTGTAATCCAGTCTGTACCATTCATAGTATATGTGAATGTAAATTTAGTTGGATCGTAGAACCATAGTTTATTATTAAACTGTGAATCAAACAAAGCCATTTCAGAAACCGTTGGTGAACCCAAGTTTGAGGTAGGCTCTCCGTTTGCCCACTGATAAAAGTACCTTGAAGTAACTGGGCCTGCGTTCCAATTGCCCGTATATATTGTTCCGACCGTCTGAATGCTAGACGATCCCGCTAGTGGAGACTTTCCAGAAAGGTCTGTTGTTAAATTGGTAACGGCAGACTGGGGAATAGCAATATTAACGGCGGCACCTATAGATGTTACCCGCCCTTTTGCATCGACAGTAAATGGTCTTACTTGTGCTGCGTTATTGTTATAGGTACCAGCGCTTACGCCAGAGTTAGCCAGCGTTAATGCTATTGATGTTGTTCCAGAACCAGTTGCATCTCCTGATACGGTAATGCTTTGATTACCAGTTAGATATGTATTGGTATCAAGTGCCCAAGTATCAGTAGCAGTTTTCTTCAGGAATCCACTTGTTCCCGCCAAGGCGTCAATTGCTGTAAGATCACCAGATGCTGGTTGATATGAGCCAGCCGCCGATTCAAACGGGCCTTGCGTTACACCATTAATGCGAGCATATACACCCGACGTTGTAGTCCAAATGTCTCCATTTACCGGAGAACTTGGCGCTGATCCAGGCGCTATGTTAATACCAGCAGAGGCGCTTCCAGATGCAATAAGTTGTAGTTTGCCTGCGTCTGTTACCGATACACTTGAATCTTGAAGTAGTTTACCAGTTGTACCGTCGTATCTTGCTAACGCATTATCAGTTGCACTCGCTGGGCCGTCTACATCACCACCTGACGGTACTGGTGTTGGATATCGCTGTACTCCTGTCACACGCCACCCAATTCATACACACCGGATATAAAGCCATTGACTCCCGCCCCCGAAGCAACACACCTAATGTCACCAGCGAACTTTTGCCTAATATCTACCGAAACAGTCTCTCCTGCGGCTAGAGGCAGGGCGCTCAACAGTGCGTATTTTGTTGTATTTGTTCCTGTTGGGTCTATCAGTACGGTGGCAGTACGTGCAGAACCAGAAGTATTGACAAGAACAATGTTGGTAATTATCTGTACACTAACACCGTCACCGTCATAAGCAACCGCCTCTGTAGTAGGAAGTTCACCAGTGTAGAAGTTCTTTGGACTAAGCATCAGTAGTACCCCATCATTGTCAATGTATTGTTACTATCAATAATACCATACGTTATTCCGCTATCTTTAATCAACTTCCCGGTTGTACCATCGAATACAGCAAATGCAGCATTAGTAGCACTTGCTGGGCCTACAACGTCACCCGTACCTGCCGCCGCAAGCGCCCATGTATCAACGCCAGTTCGCTGTAGGAATCCAGTTCCAGTCAATGCGGCAATAGCAGTTAGGTCAGCATCTAGAGGCTGGTAACTGTGCGTGTGGTCCCCTAAAGCAACAGTAGTTCCAGTAGTACCAGTGGGAATGCGAGCAATATTGAAAGTACCAGTTGTAGTATCGCTAGCGTCTAATGCTGATATGGTAGCACCAGTGTGACTGTGGGAATCATCTACTACCGCCACTGTAATTGTTGTCGTACCGCTTCCGGTAGCATCACCACTAAGTGTTATTGTCTGGTTTGATGTTAGATAAGTACTAGTATCAAGCGTCCACGTATCCGTTGCAGTTTTCTTAAGAAATCCTGATGTACCTGCCAATCCAGCAATTGCAGTAAGGTCGGCATCTAGAGGCTGGTATGAGTGGGTGTGGTTTCCTAAAGCAACTGTAGTACCAGTTGTTCCAGTTGGTATTCTTGCGATATCAAAAGTGCCAGTGGTAGTATCACCAGCATCTAATCCAGAAATAGTTGCTCCTGTATGAGCGTGTGAATCATCTGCCACTGTTACGGTAATAGCAGTAGTTCCACTACCACTAGCGTCACCAGAAAGAGTGATTGTTTGATTTGCAGTTAAATATGTGGCGGTGTCAAGAGTCCATGTATTAGCAGCAGTCTTTTTAAGTAGACCAGATGTTCCTGCAAGAGCCGCTATTGCCGTTAGGTCTGCATCGGAATCTTGCTTAGCGTTTAATGCAGTTTGCAAGTCTGTCTGGCTAGAGAGCGTTCCAGTAATACCTCCCCATGTTGCCGTGGCTGGGGTATCAAGAGTCCATGTATCAACACCAGTCCTACGAAGGTATCCCGTACCCGATATTGCAGCGATAGCAGTTAGATCGCCGTCTACTGGTTGATATGAGTGGGTATGGTTTCCCAAGGCGACGGTGGTGCCTGTAGTTCCTGTAGGAATTCTTGCAATGTTAAAAGTCCCAGTTGTAACGCTTCCTGCGTCAAGTGCTGATATTGTCGCCCCGGTGTGGGAGTGAGAATCATCTGCTACTGTAGTAACAATAGATGTTGTTCCGCTACCACTTACATCACCTGATAGAGTAATTGTCTGATTAGATGTAAGGTATGCGGTAGTGTCAAGCGTCCATGTATTAGGTGCTGTCCTACGAGCCAAACCAGTACCAGTAAGGTCAGCAATAGCATCTAGATCAGCGTCAAGGATTACAGAGCCGCCTGCGCCACCAATATCGTTAACTGTACGTACCCAGGTATACTCTCCCGATGCGTATAGCCATTCCCATACCTCAAGAACGCCAGTATCTCTTAGAAGGTATATGTCGCCTGATTTAAAGTCTGTGTACCCGCCCCATATTGGGCTATCTGTGGGTAGTGTAGTAGGATCAACACTACCAGTGAAGATTCTTGAGCCTCTTTCACCAGTAGCACCTACTGAAAGTTGTAGTTCTACCTGATTGGTGTACCCGCCGACAGTGACAACATCGTCACTGACAACAATTGGGATTTCTGTCACGGAGCAACAACCCTTTCGGTAACATTAATGTTGCCAGTTAGGTATGTCGTGACACTCCCTCCGATATCTATGAAAACATCATATACATATGGCGTTCCAGCCTTCATGTTAAGACCATTTGCTTTTGTGATTATGCACTGAACCTTAGTGTTCCCGCTGATCTTAGACGCTGTGCATTCAATAGTAGACGGATACCCTGGAACTGCTGGTGGAGTGTCACCCCTACCAGTCGCCACGATGAATCTTACGGTTGCGCTCGTAAGATCAATTGGTGCGCCAGTCTTGTCTGTTGGTACAAGGACAAAACTCAGCGTGTCACCTCGATAATACTCTAGGTCATACGGCGCTGGTTTCATACGACTATTGTACCATAACTAGACGGTTCGATTAAACGAATTCGTCTTCTTTAGGGCCGTATCGTGTGTCGCGTGGGTTGATGTAATTGATAATCAACGGAACAACCGCTGCGAACGCTGCTGCAAGCCACAACCTGCCGTCGTCTGCGCTGATTGCAAAGATATCCGCACCATCTGCTAGGAAGAGTGCGAGTACTGTTGCAAGAAAAACCTTGAGCCATGAGAAGACCGCGCTTCCCAAACCTTCGCTATTAAGCCAATTCCACAT